TCGAGAGCTGTTTGCGGTGCGGGCAGATCATATTCAGCGGCACGCTTTCGCCCTGATAGTCTTGCATTAACACCTGTAGCCGACCGGCATGAACATCTTCTGCGACATCCAGCCAGGATTTGTACGCTACGCCTGCCCCGGAGACCGCCAGGCGGCGGATCACCTCGGCATCGTCACTCATCATGCTGCCGCTGACGTTGACGCTGTGCATCTCGCCGTCGCGCAAAAACGTCCAGCGATCGTGAAGACGGCCACGCAGAACAAAGGTGAGGGCGTTGACCCGGCTTAGCGCATCGGGATGCTGCAGGTCACCGTGGCGGGCAACCCACTCGGGCGAGGCCACCAGCACGCGGCTGTTGTCGGGGGCGACGGGGAGGGCAATATAGGAGGCATCTTCCGGCATGCCGTAGCGAAAGGCGATATCGACCGGATCTTTAAAGACATCGGCTACCTGATCGGAGAAGAAGATGCGCAGCCGTAATGCCGGGTAGCGTTCGTCAAAGGCCTGGAACACCGGCAGCAGCAAATTGCGGCCTAAATCCGACGGAACGGCAATCTGCAGGGTGCCGGAGATCTCCTCTTCCGGGGTCTGGATTTTTTGCATCCCGGCATACATCGCATCCAGCATCTGCCGCGCGTAGGGGAGCCAGGCTTCGCCTTCCGGGGTTAAGCGCAGGCTGCGGGTGGAGCGCGCAAACAGCCGGATGGACAGAGACGACTCCAGCCGTTTAATGGCGGCGCTAACCTGCGCCGGCTGGACGCCCGCTTCTCGTGCCGCATCGCTGAAGCTGCTCAGCGCGGCAACGCGAACGAACAGTATCAGATCCTCAAGCCGAACCATTTTCATCTCCCGAGTATAAGTCTTGTCTCCGCGAGGCTATTTTTCCCGTCACAGCTTCGCTTTACCATCACTTTATTGCGACACAGTGGATAAAACGCCGGAGACATTATGAAAGCCATTGCCATTACCCGTTCAGCACCAGATAACATCGAGTTTTTGCACGAGATTGAGCTGCCGCAGCCGACGGCGACAGGGCACGATCTGCTGATTGAAGTGAAAGCCATCTCCGTCAACCCTGTGGACACCAAGATCCGCACCGGGTTTACCGGGGAGACGCCGCGCGTTCTCGGCTGGGATGCGGTGGGCGTGGTTACCGCGGTGGGTGAAGCGGTAACACTTTTCGCGCCGGGGGATGAAGTCTGGTATGCCGGGGCGCTGGGACGAGCGGGCAGCAACAGTGAATATCAGCTGGTGGATGAGCGCATTGTGGCGCTTAAGCCGAAAACGCTGGATAACGCCGCGGCCGCCGCGATGCCGTTAACGGCGATCACCGCCTGGGAAATGTTGTTCGATCGCCTGGGTGTTCAGGAGCAGGGCAACGAAGGGGATACGCTGCTGATCGTGGGTGCTGCGGGCGGGGTGGGATCGATTCTGGTTCAACTGGCGCGTAAGCTGACGAAAATGACCGTTATTGGCACGGCATCGCGCCCGGAAAGCCAGCAGTGGGTGCGGGAGGCGGGGGCGCATTATGTCATCGACCACAGCAAGCCATTGTCGGAAGAGCTGGCCGCGCTAGGGATCAAAGAGGTGACCCACGTCGCCAGCCTGAACCACACCGCAGCGCACTATGCGGAGATCGTTAAGGCTCTCGCGCCGCAGGGCAAACTGGCGCTGATTGACGATCCCGAGACGCTGGATGCCCGTCCGTTAAAGGCGAAGAGCATCTCCCTGCACTGGGAGTTTATGTTCACCCGCTCGATGTTTGAAACCCGGGATATGATCGCCCAGCATCAGCTTCTGACCCGCGTTGCCGCGCTGATTGATGAGCAGGTGATCACCACCACGCTGGGTGAGCATTACGGGGCGATTACGGCGGAGAATGTGCAGAAAGCCCATGCGCAGATCGAAACCGGACGCGCGGTCGGGAAGATTGTGCTGGAGGGGTTCTGAGATGGGCGCTTCTGACATCATCTCTATCATTGCGGTGTTGAAGGCGAAACCCGGCAAGCGCGACGCGCTGAAGGTGGCCCTCCAGGCGCTGTTAATACCGACTCGCCAGGAGCCTGGCAACGTTGAGTATCAGCTGTTCCAGCTGCGGGACACCCCGGACTGCTTCTACGTCCGGGAAGCCTGGCGAGGCCAGGAGGCACTGGAGGCACACATCGCGCTGCCTCATTTTCAGGCCTTTATCCCGCAGATGGAGGCGTTACTGGCGGAGCCGTTGCGACTGGATTATTTGACGGCGGTAGAGCCGTAATCGTTTTGTCAGGATGGATGGACTGCGCAGGACGAATTGCAGATACAAAAAAGCCCGCATAGCGGGCTTTCAGGACTTCGTATCAGGCTCTGGTGACCATCTACAAAGAATTTTGGTGGAGCTGGCGGGAGTTGAACCCGTGTCCGAAATTTCGTAACTAATTAATAAGAAAGGGTTAATTATCCCTAAAAATTGCCACGGCTCCTTTACGGCTCCTTTCGCGTCCCGCCGCTGGCAAGGAGTGGTCTTCGCTCAGTGTTCCCGTCGTACTCTTTCAAATAAGATCCGTAATGCCTGAAGAGCATCTCTGGCCCCTTATGACCCATCTGTCCGGCGAGCCAGAAAAGGTTGGCGCCCTGGCTGATGTGGCGTGTCGCGAAAGTATGCCTGGTCTGGTATGGGTTGCGGTATCTGATCCCCGCTTTACGTAATGTCGGAACCCAGGCTTTTTTGCGGATTGCGTCCGCGCTGGCCCACGGCTTATTCGTTTTCGGATCTTCGAATATCGTGGCGTCTTTCATAAAGGTGAAGGTTTTCTGATTCGCCAGCACAGCCATCGCCGCATCGTTAAGCTCCACTTTGCGCGTCCCTGCCTTTGTTTTCGTCCCCTTAATAACCCCTACCACACTCGCGTTCTGAACGTGCGCCGTCTTCCCGATAAAATCGATATCGCGCCAGCGCAGCGCGCATAACTCCGAGCTGCGTAAACCCGTCTGGATCGCGAACATAAACAGGTTGCCCCACTGCTTGTTAGAGGCAGAGGATAGGAGCGCATCCACTTCTGCTGGTGAAAGCGGATCGACAATATAGTCGCTGTCAGCAGTCGATTTGTCACTTTGATACCGGGATGCCGTTACCAGGGATACCGGGTTTAGTTGGAGGACGCCATCTGTTACAGCCTCATCAAGCGCTGATCGCAAGAAAGAAAGTTGGTTGCGAATTGTCTTCAGCGTAGTGGTGCGGCTCTGGATCCACGCCTTCATTGCAGCCGGTTTAAGCTCGCTTGCAGGCAGTGAATGAAGGGCTACCAGCGCGCTACGACATTTTTTATAACCGCCGATGGTGGACGGCGAAAGTTTTCGCGTTTCACAGATGTTAAGGTATTCGTCCAGGTACATTTTTATTGTCTTTCCAGCGGCCGCATTGCCAAATAATTTTAAACGTGCAGATCGCGGGAAATATTCTGCATAAACGAATGTTCCACGCTCGATTTGGTTATGGATTTCGCCGAGGGTCCGCTCGGCGTATTTCAAGTTTTTGGCGCTCACATCCAAATTTGAAAGGGGTTCTCTACATTTCACCCCTTTATAAGTGAACGTGATATTTATGGTTTCCCCTTGGCAGTGCTTCCTTATGGTCACGCCGCGCGGGAGTTTAGGCGACTCTGTCTTGCCCATTTAGCTACCTCACTTAGATCAATCCATCTCTCCTTAACGCCTTCCACCTTCAGCACCTGGACTCCCTCCCTCCATACACCACGTTGAACGCGTTTATTGATGGCATCGAGAGTCTCGCCAGTTTCGCTGCAATAAGTTGAGATAGGGACACAATCGAGGTTCAGCATAGTTTTCTCCACTAGCCCGGCTGCACCCGGGCGTTTATCTTAGGCAATATTATCGTTGGCGATCGGGGCTAGCCGTTGCCATATTGCCGAAACATACTTGGCTTGGTGCCGTGCATCCGCCAGCGCGTTATGCATATCACCCTCGAAGGGAATCTCGTAGCGCGGGTTATACCCAACAGCGCGGCCCAGCTCTACGATTGTTCGAACGTCGCGGTCGTTCCAGAATTGCCATGGGCAGAAAAGGCCATGACGTTCAAACGAGGCCCGGGTGATCACATTGTCGAATGTCGCCCCGTTACCCCAGACCTGCAGATAATCCGGTACGCAGTTTTCTTCAATAAGTCGTCTCAACCCGCCCAATGCGTTGGTGATATTCACGCGTTTATCGCTGGTGATTTCTGCCCGCGCCTCGGCGCTCTGCTTCATCCACCAAAGAATGGTACTGGGGTCAGCTGCTGCATCCCGGACCATGGATGATTCCAGATCCACAACGGCGTAATACTCGGGCCCCAACTCACCGGTAGAAGGCTCGAACAGTACGGCCCCGATCGCGATGATGGGTGCGGTAGGCTTATTGCCCATCGTTTCAAGGTCGATCATTAAGTGGTTCATATTTTTCTCTCCTGCTGTGGCGCCGCAGCAATCATTGCAGCCCAGCATAACTTAGTCCGGTGCGCCGCCAGCTCGCAGCCGCTCATTTTTTCGTATGTTTCCAACGCTTCCGGGTCACGAAATTCTTCTCGTAGCTCTGCCTCAAAGCCGTTAATAATCATTTCCTCAGTTGGAATGATCGGCACCAGTGCATAACCATCCGGGATTGCCTGCTCCATGATTTTCTCGTATGCGGCAATCTGCGGGTCTACTGGATACGACAAGTCGCGGTGATCACCCTGAAGCATGGCGGCGCGGCAGGCGTTCCAGGCATCAGCGGCGGCGTGTCTCTGTTTTTCGTCCCACTGGTAAGCCACTCCGTGGGGCGGACGGATGCTGGCAAGAATTTCGATGCTTCCCGGCGTGGCCTCTTCTGGAACTACCGGCGCTGGCGGGGCGGTGTATAACGGACCCGGCTTAACGTCATGTCGGCGCCAGCGAATATCGCAGGTCCTTTCCTCGCTCGGAGATGACCAGGCTACTACATCAGCAACCGGCTCCGGCTCCGGTGTCATCAATGCCACCATGGCGATTTCAGCCAGGCGCAGGCGTATAGCTGTTTGCTGAGATGGAATAAACTCGTCACGCTCGCGCCAGAAATCAACTTCTTCACGCGCCTGAACGATTAACTGCTGGTTGGTGAATTCCATCATCTTTCCTCACTGCGTTGCTGATTTCTCCAGGCGACATCTTGCTGCGTAAGTCTCCTTCCATGGATAAACGCATGCACACCATGGACTGGGATTTCCATCTTTTCGGCAATCGTAGTCTGTGCCATGCCTTCATCGTGTAGCGCACAGCAAAGTGACACATCATGATCGCTGTATAAGGCGAGATGGTGGCGTTCACCAATGCAAAGTAGGCTGATGCCAAGAATGCTCGCTTTACCCTTAACTGAGTGGAGTGATCGACCAAGACTCGAAGCAATTTCATTAGCTGATATTTTACCTGCCTTGTCTTTGAGTTCCCGAAGGTCAGCAGTAGTCCAGGGCTTATAATTACTGCGCAGTTGGAGAGATATTCTGGTGCTCATAGTGCGCACTGATGCGTAAGTGCGATTGAGAGAAGAAGCTATCTCACGCAGAGTCATAACGCCTGCTTTATCCCTTAAGAAATTGAGTTCTGACTGCGACCATGGGTTTCTATTCAGATAATTATTCTTCTCCACTACCTAATCCCCCTTGATGCGGATGCCAACTGACGAAACTGCCAGAAACGTACCCATCGCTTTATCAACGATCTTCGCGTTGTGATATTTGCTTATGGCCCAAGTAATGGCGAACAGGATCCAGCGGAAATGGCTGGTGTACGTTTTAAAGGTCAGGCCTTCGCATACATCCCAGGTGCTCCAGCGGTCTGGCCAGTCAGCCTCGCCGACTGCCTGATATGCCTCCCAATCATTGCTGAAATGCGCATTACACAGCTGGCGGACAGCTTCGCGTACCTTCGCTTTATCGCTGTCTGGAGTGTCTTCTTCATCATCCCAATCTTCTTCTTCGTCTTCACCTGGATCGGCCTCTTCGCCGCCCTCAAGATACTCACTCATGGAGCTTTTCAGGCTCTCACAGAAGGCGTCATGATCGTATTCCTGCGCCAGCAAATTACGCCCTGAACCGCCCGCGCCCGCTTCGAGCTTTTCAGACCAGTAGTGGGTATTGATATACCCCGTCCAGCCGCCGAAAAATTCGAACATGTCCGCGATACGGGAAAAGGTCCACGTACCCATATCCCCGACAACGGTCAGATAGCCGGGCCAGGTGATCACGTCATAGTAATAGCAGGACGACCCGGGGCGCTGGAGGCGCAGGTGGCGGTATAGGCCATCGTCGCGGATCACGGTCAGGCGGTGCTCTGCGGTGTCCAGCAGAAAGCGGGTATCAGTTTCAAACTTACGACGGATCATTGGGCTGCTCCTTTGCGTAGCACTGGCAGGAATTCGCAGATGGTCGCGCAACCCTCCTCCGGATAATCAACTGTGGAGATATGGAGCCCGTGAATTTTCTGCCCGTCGCTATCGTCAATGGCTCCGACAAACAGAACTCCGTCTGTAAATTCGCCGAAAGCAAAACCTCCGTCGCCACAGTGGAAGCAAATCCCCTCCATCGCTTCCGCTGACAGGATCATTTGCTGTGGAACGAGAGTGTAGCCTTCAGGTATTGCGCTGGCCCGAACTGCATCCAGGAAGGCGTCGGTGGCCGGGGTAGACGGCATGCCATGACCAGCGCAGGCATAGTGCCCAGTCCTGACGCTCTCCACATAGCACTCATCGCAGATGTACTTCTTCAGCCCCGCATTATCAGCCGCCAGCGCATCACGCTGCTTCGCTGCTTCGCGCTGCGCCACCAGTGCAACATCCAGTCGTGTGGCCAGCTCCCTTACCAGTTCTGCTGATGCTTTCGGCAAATAGCGTGCAGCGTGGTGGGCGGCGTGAATTAACTGAATATTGGTCAGGCGCATTTGCGGATCCCCGTCAGTTCGTTGAACCGGGCCATGAACAGACCGTAGGCCTGGCCGGGGCGGAGCGGGATAACGGTAAACAGATCGGTAGGTGGGATGCCGTCGAGCACTGGCCACACGGTACCGTCGTCGATGTCCAGATCCCGGCGTTCGGTACCGAGCATGACCAGGTCGGCATACTTCACCGTATCGTGCTGGTGGGTCGGTAATCCGAACTTCGCACGGATTTCGCTATCGACATATGCCTCGATACGCTGGTAATCCGGGAGCAGGCGTTTCAGCGGCGCCGGGATGTCCTGGCAATACGCTTCAGCAGCATCATGCAGCAGCGCTTCAAGCGCGAACTCTGCGGGAACCAGCTGGCTGACCAGCACTGAATGCTGCGCGACGCTGTAGAACTCCGGCAGGTGGCCGGCAAAGCGGCAGATGTGAGAAAGGGCAGTGGCAATATCCTCGATCACGATATCTTCGTGATTAATATTGAGGTAGTTAATATGCTTCCCGGATAGTGTCTGAATATATGACATTACGTGTTCTCCATTAATACGCGCTGCACCGCGCCTGATTTTTGGTTGAGCGAATCCCTCGCCTGCTGGCGATCGTTAATTTAATTTCGCTTCACTAAATGCCCCTGATGCGGGGCATTTAAGGCAACGTAATTAAGCGCTGAACGAGCCGATAAAGGTTTCCACCTGGCTGTCTTTGAACTTCTCGACCAGCAGATCACGGAACTCGGTGGCCATATCTTCCTGTTGGGCTTCAAGCTGAACAATGCGCAATACCAGGGTAGGGCGATCGCCGCCGATGATGCTCAGTCGCAGCTTGAATGGACGCTGCGCCAGCCCTTCGAACGGCACGCAGCGAAACTCGAACGCCACCGGCATGATGTCCTGCGTGCGAGCTTCAACACTTTCCATCAAAGAGCGCTTGCCGCTGAAGTCCTGATCCTCGTAGTCCGCTTTCTGGATAGATTCGATAGTGATCTTGCGGATCGCCGCCGCAGACTTCTTCGCGTCGATCGTTTCGCCGTCGGCATCAAAGCCGATTAGGTTTTCTGCCCAATCTTCCAGCCACTCGGCCAACTCTTTCTGGCTGTGGCGATCACCGTTGACTGAAAGCAGGGAGGCGAATGGGGCGGTCTTTTTCAGTGCCAGGTGGGCGGTGTTGTCTGCATGCCCTGGGCTTTCGATTGTGCCGAGGTTAAAGACCGCCGCTGCGCGCATATCGTCGGCGTTGATAAAGCAGCGGCTACCTTCCGTAGCGTAGCCAGTGGAATAGCGCGTAAAGTCTTCAATGCTGGCTGTGACCATTTTGCCTCGGAAGCGGTAGCGCTCCAGGCAAAGCGACTCCAGGCTATCAATGCGGACACCCTGCGGAATGACAGCTGCGGGGCAATCCACGCTTTCAAGCTTCTCTTCCATGTAGCGGGAGAGTGTCAGATCGCTAATTTTTTCGATCGCGGTACCGTCTAAAGAGTGGGACATGATTCTTCCTTAAGAAAATGTGAAAGGGTTATTGCTGGGCGCGCAGTTTCGCGTCAGCGTCGCCAGCAAGGGTGAACAACTGGCCCTGATCTTCCTGCAAGATGGTCAGCTTGCCGCCGCGGTTCACATACATTGGGGTTTCGGTGGTGTCCTCTTCGGAAGACTTTCCGCGCGGGGTAGGGCGCACATAGGAGAGCTTGTGCTTGATGTTGACGCGCTTCTCTTCGACAGAATTGCTCATGCGGTCAATTTCAAACGTCAGGGTTACTTTCCCTTTCTGGCCGTTGTTCAGTACGCCAAAAGCTACTTCACTAAGTGCGACGGCGATCTTGTTCTCGAACACCCCGCCGTCCAGTTCGCCCAGGAAATCGGGCACTTTGGTTAAACGTTCATTACTCATCGGTTTACCCTCAGAAGGCGGCTGCCACCGCCAGGTTAGTTTCTCCACACAACACAGAAGAGCATCTGCTGGTGGAACAGCCCGTGCGATTGGGTTATGAGCCGTCGCTACGGTGATGCTCTTGTGTGTTGCGTAAAAAAATTGCGGCATCCTCACGGGTAGAGACAGATGCCGCGAAAGACAGCAACGCAGCTTTTACAGGTTTCAAGTTGTGGGCCAGACGCTGATCTTCTGGTTGCCGTCGGAGCGGCTGCAATTCACCACAACTGGAAGCGCACTCCGCTGTTTTCACACCTGTCACCCATAACTGGTTTGAAGGAGTGCGCTTACATGTTGTGTCGTGAATTTAAGCATACCCGCAGGTATATAATTAAATCAATACCTGCGGGTAAATATTTTGAGAATGAGAAAACGACCATTAAAAAATGGCGTTATAGGAAATCAGAGAGGGGGAAGGAAAACGGCGACGCTGGGCCGCCGAAAGAACTACTTCAGCATGATCCTGGCTTCGATAACCACACCGATGATTCGGCAGTTACCGTTAATGGGGATCATGGGATAGATAGGGTTTAAAGGCTTAAGGTACTTCTGCCCTGCGTCGATGATTAATTTTTTGAAAGTGGCCTCAGAGCCTTCAAGCTTAGCAACCACGAGGTCTCCGTTCTCGGCCTCACGCCCAGTGTCGACGAAAATCATCATACCCTCAGGAATGCTAAGCCCAACAGGCGAAGTCATGGAGTCGCCTTGCACTTTCAGCCAGAACGCCGGACCCATTACATGGGCGGAAGATTCTGGCCATTCGTCAATGTCATTTAATGAATATGGTTCCAGGGCTTCAGACCATGCCCCAGCTTGAACCCAGCTTATCAATGGATATCCCTTCATTCGGCTTGGTTGCTTTGTAACTCGTATGTTTTGCACATCTTGAGCCACAAGTCCATCCATCCAACCGCGAGGTAGGTCAAAAGATCTTTCGATTATCTCAACCATATCATCGGCGATACGTTTCTTACCCGATTTTCCTTCAGGGTATAACATCCGTGAAACATATGATGGTTCCCGGTCAATTTTGCGGGCGATGCTTACCGCCTTGCCGTCGCAGTAATCATCCCTCAGCTGAATGAGGCGTAGCCTTCGTTTTTCGTATTTATCCATGCTCATGAGCATAGCTAAGTTTACCTTGTGGTAAATAACCCGTGGGTATTGAATTTTACTTTACCTATGGGTATATTCTCTTGAGGGCATAAAACATCAAGAGGAAAAGCAATGGACGAACTGAGGGCCTTTCTGAACAGCCTTACGCTGGCAGAGCAACGCGAGTTCGCAAAAAAGTGTGGCACTACGCTGAATTCGCTGCGCGTGGCACTCGCAAAAAACTCGGCTCTGGGTACAGAACTTTCCGTGGCGATCGAGCTGCATAGCAACGGTGAGGTAACTCGTAAGCAGCTCCATCCCGAACGCTGGAAATACATGTGGCCAGAGCTGGAAGACTGTCCGAAGCGAGACAGCTAACCGAAAGCTTAGTGCGTAACTAACGTTACACAATTAAGCCGAATTGATGAACTACCAAAGGAAAAACAAGATGGTAGAGCAAAGTTTAAAAGATGTTGTTAAGTCGATGTGCAAAGCCTATCCGGGCGGGCGTGAAGCGATGGCTGGGGCCTTAGGTATGAAGCTGTCCCAGTTCAACAACAACCTGTACGAGAAGAATGGTTGCCGCTTCTTTGAAGTGAACGAACTGGAAGCAATGGAGGACATTTCGAACACGTCATTTTTAGCTGATTACTTCGCACAACGCCGCGGCGCGCTGCTGGTGGATGTTCCTCAGCTTGATGATCTGGACCGGGTGGATCTATTCACTCGAGCTATGCGCACGGCAGCAGCCCGCGGTCGTGTAGATCAAATTATCCAGACGGCGTTGGAAGACGGGGTAATTGAAGTACATGAGGCAGAAGAAATTCACGAGCATCACCGCCGCCACCTGGCAGCGCGTGAAGAAGAGATTCGCGCAATCGTCGCATTGTTCAGCCGTAAGAAAAGCCAAAAGAAATGACGCCCGCGAGTGTGCAGCTCCGGGCGTCGTGGCGTGTCGTAATCAGTGGAGAACTAACGCATGAACAGTTTAAACCGATACAGACCAGCTAAGCAATTCCGTTGCCCGCCGCTGGTAGGGCGAAATGCCCCGTTCGGCTATGAGGAAAGAATACAAACAGCCGACGGTACCCACAACTACCAGTCAACGAGTGATGTGGTAGGGACATTTGCAGCAATGAATGACCAGGGGCGTAAAGCATGGAACCTCTTGATCGGCGTTACCGAGACAACCGAGGAGTCGAAGTCAATGTCATCGGATACGACCGCGAACGGCGGCAAGTTATCTTCCTGCGAAAAGGCTACGCGCATGAATGCATGCAGCCTCTTGACCGGTTCCGGGAGAAATTTAAAAGGGTTGATGGATGAGCACTAAATTAAGCAGCTACGTCTGGGACGGCTGCGCGGCTTCCGGCATGAAATTATCCAGCGTGGCGATCATGGCGCGCCTGGCTGATTTCAGCAGCGATGAGGGAGTATGCTGGCCTTCCATCGAAACTATTGCACGGCAGCTCGGCGCCGGGCCAAGCACTGTGCGCACGGCTATCGCCAAACTTGAGAAAGACGGCTGGCTTAAGCGCACTCAGCGCCGCCAGGGCAACCGTAACGCATCCAATATCTACCAGCTGAATGTGGCAAAGCTCCGTACGGCGGCATTGTCTCACCTGCCAGATTCTGACACGTCAAATTCTGACGCATCGAAATCTGACCAGTCAAAATTTGAGGCATCAAAATCCGGCCAAATCGGCGGTTTTGACCCGTCAGAATCTGGCGGGGATCCGTCAGTAAAATCAACTACTGATCCATCAGATAAAAAACCTATTTGTCAGGTTGCTGGGCAACCCGACCCTGCAGTGGTGATCACTGACCAGGCGAAAAAGGTTTTATCACACCTAAACCAGGCCACCGGATCACGGTACCAGGTCTGCAAATCGTCTCTGGAAAACATTCGCGGCCGTCTGGCTGAAGGGTTTACGCCTGATGAGCTGACGCTGGTGGTTGACTACAGCGTCGAGAAGTGGGGCAACGATCTGAAAATGGCCGAATATCTTCGCCCAAAGACCCTGTTCCTGCCATCCAACTTCCCCGGCTACCTGCAATCGGCGAACAAGTGGAACGCTGCAGGGCGCCCGGCGCGCGAAACGTGGGGCCAGCGCAAGGCGGATCCGATGAAGTTCGGTCCTGTTGATAACAAAATTCCAGAGGGATTCAGAGGGGCAACATCGTGAGCATCGAATCCGAAGTTTTGCAGTTTGCGCTGGATAACCCAGGCTGTAGCACCCGGCAGGTTGCCAATGTTCTGACTCATACATCGTTTCGCACTATCAGCCGCTGCCTGTTCCGTTTTCACAACGAGGGGAAGCTAAAGCGCGAGGTGCATAACGACACGACGATTGTGTATTACCCCTGCGAAGAGTTTGTCAAAACAGGCGCTGCAGCAGCAGCGGCGTCCTACGCAGACACGGTCAGGACCCTTACTGATTTAGAAAATTACGCCATCCAGCTGGAGGGGAAGGGGCTTTACCTGCGCGCAGCCACGGTATGGCTTAACGCTTTCGATCTGTCACCAGCGAATAAGGACCGGGAGCGCTACGTCAAACGGCGTGCTTCATGCCTGAAACAGGCCAAAAAACGCTGCGTAACAGACGCATGTTTGCTGGCAGGGCATTACATCGGAGAAGAGCAATGACCAATAAATACTGCCGGGACCTGGCCGAACTGCGCAGCCAGCCGCTGCACGAACTGAAAGAAGTCGGCGATCAGTGGCGTACGCCAGATAACATTTTCTGGGGTATCAACTCCATGTTTGGCCCGTTTGTTCTGGACCTGTTTACCGACGGCGATAACAGCAAATGCGAAGCGTATTACACCGCAGAGGACAATGCGCTGGCGCAGGACTGGTCCGCCAGGGTGACAGAACTCAACGGCGCTGCTTTTGCGAACCCACCATACAGCCGCGCCAGCATGCATGAGGATGAGTACATCACCGGGATGCGTTACATCATGCAGCACGCCAGCACGATGCGTGACAAGGGCGGTCGCTTTGTTTTCCTGATCAAGGCTGCAACCAGCGAGGTGTGGTGGCCGGAAGATGCCGATCACGTTGCTTTCATTCGTGGGCGAATTGGTTTCGATCTGCCGATGTGGTTTGTGCCGAAAAACGAAAAGCAGGTGCCGTCTGGAGCATTCTTCGCTGGCGCAGTCGTCGTATTCGACAAGACCTGGCGCGGCCAGGCGATGAGCTATATCAGCCGTAAGGATCTGGAAGCGCGCGGGGATGCCTTCATGTCGCAGATCCGCCGTGAAGCTGAGCGTCTGTTTAAGCAGGTTGAACCACAGCAACAACCGCAAAATATTCCGGAAATTATTCCAGAAGCCGTAGCGCCGGTGGAAGAGGCACCACCAGCAGCTGCTGAGCCAGAACTTCCGCTGACCAAGAAAGATATTGTTGAGCAAAGCGGCTTCAACTTTTGGGCGTGTGCCTGCGCGGCGTTCGGCGACAAAGAGGTATACACCTTCGCAGAATCGCGCTTCGCGCATACCTGGGCATCTGATTCAGTTGCAAGCCCTGAATTCATTGTTGTGCCGCTCGAAACCATTGCCCGTGCGGTAGCGCTGATAAGAGAAAATGTTGATCAGCAACAGCTGATTAACTGGCTTAACCAGCAAAGCTTCGAGCATGACAACATCCGTAAAGACATGCAGGAGCGTCTGCTAACTCTGGCGCCAGAGATGATCAGCGAATATGGAATTGAGGCCCCTGAGGTTACGGCGGTTCTCGAGTCCATCCCCCAGCATCACTGGCACAATATTCGTTCTCTGCGGGCCAGATTCCGGCTCCTAATGGATGAACGTAAAGCCGGGCAGAAAGAGGAGAAGGCAGCGTGAAAACCCTGACCATTCGCCAGCAGGAGGTCTTAGACCTGCTGGTCGATTACCAGAAACAGCACGGCTTTCCTCCAACCGTCAGTGAACTTGCTGGGTTAATGGGCTGCAGCTCGCAAAACTCGGCGCGGGACACATTGCTCTCCCTCCAGCGAAAAGGCGCAATCACTATCACCCCGGGCGTTTCCCGCGGGATCACCATTACAGGGCAGCAATCCGAAGACGAAGCCATAGCGATAATTCGTGCGTTGCTGATCGGCGATGAAAGCGCGCGCGAACAGGCGCTCACATTTCTGGAGATCCGCGGGGTTGAGCTATGAAACTGACTTTGCCATTCCCGCCGAGCGTTAATGCCTACTGGAGATCCCCAAATAGCGGCCCGTTGAAAGGCCGCACTCTCGTTAGCGCCAAGGGCAGGGAATACCAGAGCGATGCATGCGCTGCGATCATTGAGCAGCTGCGCAAATTACCGAAGCCCAGCAGCGCTCCGGCAGCGGTAGAGATCGTTCTTTTCCCGCCAGATGCGCGGCGCCGTGATATCGACAACTACAACAAGGCGCTCTTCGACGCGCTGACCCACGCAGGCATCTGGGAGGATGACAGCCAGATTAAGCGAATGCTGGTGGAGTGGGGGCCAGTAACGCAGAAAGGAAAGGTCGAAATCACGATCAGTAAGTACGAACCGGCGGGTGCAGCCGCCTTATAAGTGGAGAAACGCATGAATCAGTTAATCGTGAATGATGCAGTGACGATGTCCAGCCGGGAAATTGCGGAGCTGGTACAGAGCAAACACAGTGATGTGAAACGTTCAGCGGAGCGTCTGGTTGCTGGTGGAGTTTTAACCGCGCCATTGGCGCAGTTCGATTTTGAGCACAATGGCAACGTTTATCAGGAGTACCGGTTCAACAAACGTGACTCGCTGGTCGTGGTTGCCAGGCTGTCGCCAGAATTTACCGCAGCAGTTGTCGATCGCTGGCAGGAACTGGAGGAGGGACGGAATATCAGCGTGCCCCGATCTTTACCTGAGGCGCTGCGCCTGGCCGCAGATTTGGCCGAGCAAAAAGAGCAACTGACGCTCCAGCTTGCAGCTGCGGCGCCAAAGGTTGAATTTGTCGATCGCTACTGCAGCGCCAGCGGCTCACTTTCATTCCGCCAGGTGGCGAAGCTGCTTAAAGCCAAAGAAACAGAATTCCGCCTCTTCCTGATCGAGAACGACATCATGTACCGGCTCGGCGGTGCGCTGACGCCGCGGCACCAGCATATTGATGCCGGACGTTTTGAGGTTAAAACGGGGACTTCGACCACTTCCAACCACGCCTTCAGTCAGGCGCGCTTCACGGCTAAAGGGGTGAAGTGGATTGGTGGGTTATGGGCAGAATATATCGCTAAAGGGAATGCAGCGTGAGAGCGTTATTGACCCCGGTCGTCGTGAAGGAGTTCGGGATCGTGGCTTTCCGGCCTGGTCCTGAACTCATGCCGCATTTCCATCGCGGGCGCATTCTGCTGGAGAACGAGCCGGAGCGCCTGGCCAACCTGCCAACCGGTGAACTTCCAGCAGCGGGCCAGCCGCTGGCAGAGGACCCATTAATGGTGCCTGTCTTTGAGCATGCCGATGTCATTCGGCGGGCTGGTGGCCTGTCATGCCTTGAGGCCTGGCTAATGCGTGAATCTGGCTGCCAATACCGCCACAGCGACTATCACCATCACGAAATGGTCACCATGCGGCATGCACCCGGCGCGCTGCGGTTGTGCTGGGCCTGTGATATCCGGGTGCGAGAGCAATTTACTGCCGAACTGTCGGGCATTGCACGAAAGAACCTGGTAGCCTGGGTATTGTCGGTTGTTCGCGCCGGGCTGGGTTTCGATGATGCCCACCCGGTGACTCTTCCAGAACTGTGCTGGTGGCTGACGATCAATAAGCTGGCCCACGTCATTCCGGAGGCGGTAGCACGCCAGGTCCTGCGTATCCCGGCTGAGAAATTCCAGTCGGTGACGCGTGAGGCTGACATTGTGCCGTCGGTACCGCCCACCAGCATGGTGGAGGAGGCCGTTGAAAAGGTGCTGGCGCTGCAGGTGGATCCAGAGACGCCGGAATCCTACATGCTGAGGCCGAAGCGCCGACGCTGGCAGAACGAGAAGTACACCCGCTGGGTAAAGGCGCAGCCTTGTGCGTGTTGCCAGAAACCAGCAGACGACCCCCACCACCTGATCGGCCACGGCATGGGTGGGATGGGTACCAAAGCGCATGATTTGTTCGTGATCCCGCTGTGCAGAGCGCACCACGATGAATTACACGCTGACGCCGTGGCATTTGAAGCGAAATACGGCACGCAGCCGGAGCTGCTGCTGAAAACATTAGACCGGGCGCTGGCTATCGGCGTACTGGCGTAGACGGAGTGGAGAACGCGATGAATCTGGATGGAGTTTTAAAATTTTTTGCACCGAAAGGTATGCACATTTCGGATAGCGTCCGCGCAACATCGGGCGATCAGTTAACCGTAACCGACATTATGGCTGCGCTGGGCATGACTCAGGCAGATGCCGGAATCGGCCTCGCCATGTATCTGGGAAAGGCAGGCATTAGCCCACAGGATAAAGAAGCCGCGATATCCTGGCTGACCGAGTACGCCAAACAGCATGCGCCTATGGCGGTGCGTAAAGCTGCGGGTAAAAAGTTACCGCTGTGCATGCGGATCCTCGCCCGCTTCGCCTTCAAAGACTACGCCTCATCAGCTGCTGACAGTGTCGATTGTCCAAAATGCCAGGGCAAAGGCATTATCACCAAAACAAGCGTGATCACCAAAAGCCATTACACCATGCGCCTGCCTCAGTTTGCTAAGGATCTGGGCCAGTCTCCATCTGACTTCAAGGTCTCCCGTCAGGTTAAGGATGTGGACCACCAGCTGTGCGGCAAGTGTAACGGCATGGGCCAACTGAGTAAGCGCTGCCAGTGTGGTGGAACGGGGAAAACCCTCGACCGTAAAGAAACTGAGTTTCAGGGCGTACCCGTTTATAAGGAGTGCAAACGGTGCGAGGGAAGAGGGTACAGCAGACCTAAATCCTCAGTCGCGTACCGCGGCGTTCTGGCCGAGCTGGATAGCCTTCCCGATCGTACATGGCGCTACAGCTGGAAGCCGTTCTATGAAAGTCTGGTAACGAAATGCTTTCAGGAAGAAAGTAATGCTGACGCTGAACTGAAGAAAGTAACAAGAGCGCATAATTAGATATAAATATCGCTTTTTAGCGTCACGTTACTTGCAAAGTTGCCGTTTTTGTGTAAATTTGACGTTAACGATGGGCATTGTATGTTCAGAGTTAATCTTTAAATATCAAACCTCGCTTTGGCGGGGTTTTTTTTCGGATTAACCTTACCGACATTGAAACTACAAGCGTGGAAAAGGTAAAATCGCTTTTCCCGTTTCGTCTGGATGACAACAATGTTCCAAGCTTTCCAAACAGCAGTATTCAAAAGCGTTGCTGAGCAGTTAAAAGAGCGGTTTCCACATAAATCGCTGGGACTTGTCTTCGCGGACGAACTGGTTTTGAAGGATATGGAGTTTCTAAAAACTCATAACAAACTCCGTTGGGATCCGGGTTTGAAGTCCAGAACATTCATCGACATGATGGAAGAGCATCCCATCAAGCTGGTTGTTTACTACCGAGGCGAACCGATTGGTTTTGCTTTCGGTTGCTACTCCAAAGAAAAGCAAGCAGTTCATGTTTGCTGGATGGAAAAACGGAATGATGCTCATGAGGATCTGGACCATCAGATGCTCGGTATCGTTTTAGATTGTTTCGCCACATACGCACAATTTCTACAACGGCGTGGTGAAACTATTGGAACGATAGCTTTAATCAGTCCAGTCGATGGCGCCATGAGATACTATACTGATAGTGGTTTTGAATATGTTGCCGACTACGATCATGGTTGTAGTGCTATGATTTTGAGAAACCGTATCCAGGCTGAGTAGTGTGAGTGATGCTCCTAATTTTGTATTGGATTAATACAAAACTGTTGTAAACAACTTTTAGTTGATGCAATCTGGGGCCACTACAAAGTATCTAAAAATGAACTACGCTTATTTTTACTCATTTTTCAAGTAATTGACTTAATTACTTGCACAAGCTTTAACTACGGTATGCAGCCTGGCGCTGATGAAGGGGACTGTAATGAAACATCATGAGCAGATCGAGATGGAAGCAGCACGTCTTGTTGCTGAACTCTTTGCTGATAACGCTTCTCCAATGGAAACATTTGGCATTACATGGAGCCAAACTCAGATGTTAGAACGCAAAAATCCTGGGATCGTTATCAAACTAACGCCTGATGACGGCAAGAGACGAGCCTGCTGCTGATAAAAAGAATTCTAAAAACGCCCCTTGAGGGCGTTTTTTTATGCTCCAAGTCCACTGCATGTTTTTGCATTCTTCAGGCTGCCAACATGCGACCTTTGTATCCGCGAGGTCAGTCCAACCAATCTAAGCCTCGACATCCAGCCGGGGCTTTTCTATTTCAGTCTCCCGGATGCCCCCATCACTCGTCTTGTCGTTAATTCATCCGAGAAGCCTAACTTTAAACAGATAAGATTAGTCTTATTAAGAGTAAGCTATTAGACTGTCTCAGTGGTGAATCCCCCTATGCGGTGGGGCGACTAGTCAGGGCAGGTGAATGACGCGGTTCTGTGGTCTAGCGCAGAATCACCGGGAGGCACCCGGCACCACAACCTCAAGATTATCTATTTCTAAGGCTGCCGATTGGCGGCCTTTTTGTTTTACATGAACCGGAGTGGCAGAGCACAAATGGCATTTTTGTGAAGTGAATAAATAGATAAAATTAGCATTATTGCAGGTAGACAACTAGGATTCGCCTGTGGTGAATCCCCCTAAGCGGCGGGGCGTCCAGACAGGCAGGTGAGTAGCGCGGCTCTGTGGTCTGGCACAGAGTCACCGGGAGGCACCCGGCACCACAATCTACATCTTATCCAGATAACTCCATTCTCAAGGCTGCCGATTGGCGGCCTTTTTTATTTCCCCTCAATTCTGAGAGGACTCACGGCAATAAGAGGGGGCTAAATGTCCGATCCGATTTCCGGTACTGGGTTAACCGGTGGTGCCCTTACGGGTGCCAGTGTCTATGGACTACTTACCGGGACAGATTACGGTGTGGTGTTTGGCGCGTTTGCAGGGGCTGTATTCTACATCGCCACAGCTGCAGACCTGGGCGCGGCACGCAGAATGGCATATTTCGTTGTGTCTTATATCGCCGGTATTCTCTGTTCCGGTTTGGTGGGTTCGAAGCTGGCTAACCTGACTGGCTACAGCGATAAACCTCTGGACGCCATTGGTGCCGTAATTGTTTCTGCATTAGCCGTCAAAATCCTGACGTTCCTGAATAACCAGGATGTCGGCTCGCTGGTGGCGCTGATAACGCGCCGGGGAGGTTCTGGTGGTACTAAATGACCCGACAGCAACTATCAACGCGCTGCTCTGCGCCGGGGTAGTGATCACCCTGATGTTTTACCGTCGCGGTGATTCGCGTCATCGCCCGTGGGTTTCCCGCCTGGCGTGGTTGATTACTGTCACGTACAGCGCGGTGCCGTTAGCCTATCTGTGCGGCATATATCCTCATTCATCGTGGGCCACCATTGGTGCCAACGTCATATTCCTATCCGTGCTGGTGGCCGTCAGAGGCAACGTTGCGCGCCTGGTTGATCATCTGAGGCAATAATGAACCAAACACAATTTCAGAAGGCGGCTGGTATCAGCGCCGGGTTAGCTGCGCGCTGGTATCCGCATATCGACGCGGCAATGAAAGAGTTCGGCATCACCGCAGTTAACGATCAGGCCATGTTCATCGCACAGTTGGGCCACGAATCAGCTGGTTTTACTTCGCTGGTGGAAAACTTCAACTACTCGGTCGACGGTTTGAAGAAAACCTTCGGTAAGCGCCTGACGTCTTACCAGTGCGAGATGCTGGGCCGCGTTGATGGTCAGCAGACCGCCCACCAGCCACAGATCGCCAACCTGGTATACGGTGGCCGAATGGGCAACGCCGCTGAGGGTGATGGCTGGAAATATCGCGGCCGTGGCCTGCTGCAGATCACCGGGCGTGAGAATTACACCAAATGCGGTACCGCACTGAAACTGGACCTGGTGAGCACGCCGGAGCTGCTGGTGCAGGAACGACACGCTGCCCGCTCGGCGGCCTGGTTCTTCGCGCTACGCGGTTGCCTGCTATATTCGGGCGATATCGTCCGCGTCACGCAGATCATTAACGGTGGTCAAAATGGCCTGGCTGACCGCAAGGTGCGTTACAGCCGCGCGCAGGCGGCCCTGTCATGAAGATGCGTTACGTTCTGCTGGCGCTGGTGGTCGCTGTTTCGGTCACCGGGACGATCGCCTGGCGTTCTGGCTGGAGTGCGCACGCTGACCATATCAACGCGCTGGCGGCGAAGAAGAAGGATAAAGTCGAGAAGGCCATCCAGCCGGTGGAAGAGAAAGCCGCTGCGGTCACCGCCGAAGGCAAAGTGATTTACCGAACCATTACCCGCGACGTGGTGAAATATGTTCAGTCTCCGGATCGTACTATGTGCCAGTTTGACGATGCTGCTGTGCAGCTGCGGCAGCGTGCAATCGACGCTGCCAACTCCATCAGCGGATTTGATGCAGGAACCGTGCAGGGCCAGTGACGCTGGCGCCAATAGCGACGAAGACCTGCAGGCCGATATCGAAACTGCACAATGCCTGCGCCAGCTGCGGCTGGACAAGTATCGCTGGCAGGCCTGGTATAACGCAGTTAAGTGAGCAGCCTCAGGCGCTTTAAAGCAGAGTGCCTGATGATGTTCCCCACTCTGCACAACACGGTTAGCCACACTGTGAAGCGTTGCGAAGCTGGTAAAAGATGCATGATAATGACCTCTCCAATAAAAGGAGGTGTCATTTGGAATGGTTCGATAAAAATGCGACCGCCCTGATTGCTGCTGGCGCAGCATTACTGTCTGCTTTGATAGCTGGAGGATTTGCCCTGCTCGGTGCTTGGCTAAACAACAGACAGAACAATCAAAGTCTGAAATTAAAAATTCAGTATGAAAAAAGTAAGGAAAGCAGAGGGGTTCTGTTAGAGAAAGGAGAGGAGGCCTTCTCTTGTGCGACGAGATGGGCAAACCATAGCAGATCCCTTTTGACTGCTCATAGGCGGTATATGCTGGGTAATATTGGCTTAATTGAGAGAGATGAATTGATAAGAACCTTTGCAGACCCTGACACCTTTTATCGATTGCATGTTCTTATACCTATATATTTCCCTCAATTGCATGAAAATCTTAACCTTTGCGGAAATTATCTAGAAAAAGCAAACCAAATAGCTAATGGATTTGATCCTGATCTGTCCGATAAAAAGGAAGACCTAAAAGCTCTTACTGAAGCACGTAATAACTATCGAGAAAGCATAGCCTTATTCAAAATTAAACTTCAGCAAGAGTTAGTAAGTAAAATTATTGAATAATCGCCTGCGGGCAGTTTTTCGTTGCCATCACCATGGGCAGAACCATCGTAATGGCTATAGGGGATAAATCGTAAATACCCCCTGTAGGGGATAGGCATTACAGTAGGCATTCACTAAGTGCCTGCGATAATGCTTTGATGCAGGTTACGTAACCTCTCACTATTTATTGCCACTACATGGTCAGAGGTGCCATTCTCCTTGTGGGTATATGGGATGCCCAAATAGCTAAAGGAGATTGATGTGGCTTATTCAAAATTAGTTTTTACTGTCGTTTGTCAAGATAACGACAAATATGAAGTGTATGCTCAAGGAGAGCATGCGAAACCTGAACGCATTATTCATTATAAGCTTCGCGAAAAGCTGAATAGCAATGATGTAAACGCTGGGACGGAGTACGAATGGGTAGTTGTAAATCCCAATATGCCGCTACCTAAAGGCCAAGAATATCAAATAGCAAGCAACCTGCTTTGGTATTTCGAGGAGTTATAACCTCCTCGTTTAATCAATTTTCTTTCTTAAGCCCCGGGATTTCACGGGGCTTTTTTATTGGAGTCGTTATGCCGCCACGCACACCTAAGGCCTGTCGCGTTCGCGGCTGCCGTTCAACGACTACAGACCCATCAGGTTACTGTGAAGCGCACAAGGGTGAAGGCTGGAAGCAATATAAGCCAGGCCAGACTCGTCACCAGCGTGGTTACGGCACAAAGTGGGATGGCATACGCGAGCGGATCCTCAAGCGTGACAAAGGGCTGTGTCAGGACCACCTGAAACAAGGCGTCGCTAAGTCGGCCTCCTGCGTGGACCACATCATCCCGAAGGCGCACGGAGGCACTGATGCCGATGCGAACCTGCAAAGCCTGTGCTGGTCATGCCACGCCCGCAAGACGGCGCGCGACCGCCTTAAATGAGAGTGATTACCATTTGCGGCGAGGCTGGGGAGGGGGTGGTCAAATCCCTGCGGCCGACCACCTTTAGGACTGCCCGCCTCCTCGTTTTTTTATACCCGCGAAAAATCAAATTTAACCAGGAGTGTCGCTTATGGCTGGAACGGCGGGGCGTTCCGGGCGCCGCCCAAAGCCAACGGCGCGCAAGGAGCTTGCCGGGAACCCCGGTAAGCGAGCCCTGAATAAAGAAGAGCCGGTGTTCACCCCGATCAAGGGCGTGGCACCGCCGGACTGGTTTGAAGAAGAGAATCTACCGCTTGCGGCGATCATGTGGGAACTGACCACAAAAGAGTTATGCGGCCAGGGCCTAATCTGCGTTACCGATCTCGCCGTGCTTGAGCGCTGGTGTGTCGCTTATGAGTTCTGGCGCCGGGCGGTAAAGAATATCGCTGTGGAAGGTCTCTCCATAACGGGCGCAATGGGCGGCAAGATAAAGAACCCTGAGCTGACAGCGAAGAAAGAGCAGGAATCGGAGATGAGCTCTACCGGTTCAATGCTGGGCCTCGACCCCAGCAGTCGCCAACGCCTGGTCGGGCTCGCCGGCCAGAAGAAAACCTCCAACCCTTTCCTGAAGATGATTAACGCATGAGCCGCAAATCGTACCCCAACGTTAACGCCGCGAATCAGTACGCCCGCAACGTTGTGCGGGGGAAGATCCCGGCGTGCCAGTATGTCATCCAGGCCTGTCAGCGCCATATCGACGATATGGCTCAGGAGAAGAGCCGTAAATTCCGGTACCGCTTTGACAAAGACATGGCGGAGAAGGCCGCGAAGTTTATTCAGCTGTTGCCACATACAAAGGGAGAGTGGGCATTCAAGAGGATGCCGATCACCCTGGAGCCCTGGCAACTTTTCATCGTCTGCTGCGCCTTTGGCTGGGTGCAGAAGGGGACGAGGCTTCGCCGTTTCCGTGAAGTCTACACCGAGATCCCCCGCAAGAACGGCAAGTCGGCCATCTCTGCTGGCGTGGCGCTGTACTGTTTCACCTGTGATAACGAGTTTGGTGCCGAGGTCTACTCTGGCGCCACGACGGAAAAGCAGGCGTGGGAGGTATTCCGGCCCGCGCGCCTGATGTGCAAGCGCACCCCGCTGCTGGTGGAGGCGTTCGGCATTGAGGTCAATGCATCAAACCTGAACCGGCCGGAAGACGGTGCCCGCTTCGAACCGCTGATTGGTAACCCTGGTGATGGTTCCTCGCCACACTGCGCGATAGTCGACGAATATCACGAACACCCGACCGACGCGCTGTACACCACGATGCTGACGGGTATGGGCGCGCGACGACAGCCGCTGATGTGGGCTATCACCACCGCGGGCTACAACATTGAGGGGCCGTGTTACGACAAGCGGCGTGAAGTGATTGAGATGCTGAACGGCTCGGTGCCCAACGAGGAGCTGTTCGGCGTGATTTATACGGTCGATGAAGGCGACGACTGGACCGATCCGAAGGTGCTGGAGAAGGCAAACCCGAATATAGGGGTGTCGGTCTACCGCGATTTCCTGCTGAGCCAGCAACAGCGTGCCGTCAACAATGCCCGGCAGGCGGGGGTGTTTAAAACCAAGCACCTCAATATCTGGGTTGCTGCCCGGGCTGCGTTCTTCAACCTGGTTTCCTGGCAGAACTGCGAAGACAAGACCCTGACGCTGGAGCAGTTCGAGGGGCAACCTTGTGTGCTTGGGTTCGACCTGGCGCGCAAACTGGATATGAACAGCATGGCGCGCCTGTTTACCCGTGAAATCGACGGGAAGACGCATTACTACTGCGTGGCGCCGCGCTTCTGGGTGCCCTATGACACGGTATACAGCGTCGAAAAGAACGAGGACCGCCGGACCGCTGAACGTTTTCAGAAATGGGTAGAGATGGGGTTACTGACGGTAACTGACGGGGCAGAGGTGGATTACCGCTATATCCTTGAAGAGGCGAAGGCGGCGAATAAGCTGAACCCGGTCAGTGAATCACCGATTGACCCGTTCGGTGCCACCGGCCTTTCACATGATCTGGCCGATGAAGAGCTGAACCCCGTCACCATCATTCAGAACTACACCAACATGTCTGACCCGATGAAGGAGCTGGAAGCTGCCATTGAGTCAGGCCGCTTTCATCACGACGGCAACCCGATCATGAGCTGGTGTATCAGTAACGTGGTTGGCAAGCATCTGCCCGGTAACGACGATGTGGTTAAGCCCATCAAAGAGCAGAACGAAAACAAAATCGACGGCGCGGTTGCGCTGATCATGACTATCGGGCGGGCAATGCTCAAAGAGCCTGGCGATTTCCTCTCATCTCTTGATCCGGACGACGACCTCCTAATTCTATGAAATCACTTTTTGCTGATGTTATCGGGCTGGCCGGTTTCGGTTTGCTCACGTCCGGGGTTTACCTGCGTTTTGGTCTGGCCCCGGCTCTCATGTTCTCCGGCGGCCTGTTACTGCTGGGCGCTCTGGCGATGGCCAGAAGGGGGAAGCGTGTTTCTTGATGCCTTGTTCAGAAACGAATCACTGGAGAACCCGGCAACTCCACTTACCGGCGAGACAGTCGATGTCGACGGGCTATTCCGGGCTGATGTGTACGTAAGCCCGGAAACGGCCATGAAGCTGGCCGCGGTATACGCCTGTATCTATGTCCTGTCCTCAAACCTTGCCCAGATGCCGCTGCACGTCATGCGAAAGCACAACGGCAAAGTTGAACCGGCACGGGATCACCCGGCTTTTTATCTGGTGCACGATGAGCCAAACACCTGGCAAACCAGCTACAAATGGCGGGAGCTGAAACAGCGCCACATCCTCGGCTGGGGTAACGGATACACGTGGGTTAAGCGCAGCCGCCGCGGTGAAGTGATCTCCCTTGATTGTTGCATGCCATGGGAAACCACGCTGATTAATACCGGCGGCCGGTACACCTACGGGCTTTACAACGAAGAGGGGGCTTTCGCAATCAGCCCCGACGATATGATACACATCCGGGCGCTGGGGAATAACCAGAAAATGGGCCTCAGTCCGGTGATGCAGCATGCCGAAACAATCGGCATGGGCATGAGCGGGCAGAAATACACCGAGAGCTTTTTTAACGGTAATGCACGACCTGCCGGGATCGTCTCGGTAAAAACAGCGTTGGATAAAACCAGCTGGGACAGGCTGAAAGAACAGTGGAAAAAAGCAGCCCAGGCGTTACGCAGTCAGGAAAACAAAACGATGCTGCTGCCCGCCGATCTGGACTACAAGGCGCTGACCGTGTCGCCGATTGACGCCCAGATCATCGACATGTCAAAGCTCAACCGCTCGATGATTGCCGGGATCTTTAACGTGCCGGCGCACATGATCAACGACCTGGAAAAAGCCACCTTCAGCAACATCACGCAACAGGCCATTCAGTTTGTTCGCTACTCGATGATGCCCTGGGTGACGAACTGGGAGCAGGAACTTAACCGTCGCCTGTTTACCCGCGCCGAGCTGGCTGCCGGATATTACGTCCGATTTAACCTCACGGGCCTGTTACGCGGCACCCCGCAGGAACGCGCGCAGTTCTATCACTTTGCGATCACCGACGGCTGGATGAGCCGAAACGAAGCCCGCGCTTTCGAGGATATGAACCCGGTCGACGGCCTGGACGAAATGCTCGTCAGCGTCAACGCCGCCAACCCGGCGGACGATTTCAAAACCACCAAAACCGAAAAGGAAAAAACCGATGACTGATCGCGAGACTCGCTGTTACAGCGGTGAGGTCCGTGCCGAACAGCAGGGGGAGCAGCCCACGCGCATTATCGGTTACGGATCGGTGTTTAACAGCCGCTCCGAACCCCTCTGGGGATTCCGCGAGATTATTAAACCCGGCGCTTTCGATGATGTGCTGGGAGACGATATCCGTGGACTGTTTAACCATGACCCGAACTTTATTCTCGGGCGCAGCGCTTCCGGCACGTTGAGCGTCAGCGTAGATGATAAGGGACTTCGTTACGACATCGCGGCCCCTGACACCCAGACCATTCGTGATCTGGTGCTGGCACCGATGGTGCGCGGCGATATCACTCAGTCGTCTTTCGCATTCAGGATCGCCCACGATGGCGAATACTGGTACCAGGACGATGAGGGTATCGTCATTCGCGAGATTAACCGCTTTTCCCGGCTCTTTGATGTCAGTCCGGTGACCTATCCGGCCTATCAGGATGCCGATTCCGGGGTTCGCTCCATGAAAGCCTGGCAGGAGGCGCGCGACAGCGGCGCGCTGGCGCAAGCCATTAACCAACGAACGGCGCGCGAGCGCATGCTGACTCTTCTTAACGCGTAAGGAAAAACCATGAAATTGCATGAACTGAAGCAAAAACGTAACACCATTGCCCGCGAGATGCGTGCTCTGCATGAGGGTATCCCTGAAAACACCACCTGGACTGAAGAGCAGCGTACCCAGTGGAATAAAGCAAAACACGAGCTGGATGCGCTCGACGAACAAATCGGCCGCGAAGAAGAGTTGCGCCGTCACGATCAGAGCTACGTTGACGAGCAGGAGCCGGAACAGCGCCAGCGCCAGGAAAATCCGGAGAAGCAGGCTGAAGGGCGACGCGCCGCAGCATTTGATCGCCTTCTGCGCCACGGATTCGGTGAGCTGACTGCCGAAGAACGCCAGGCCGTTAAAGAGCTTCGCGCCCAGGGCACCACCCCTGACGATAAGGGCGGCTATACCGTACCTACCCAGATGCGCAATACCATCATCGATGCCATGAAAGCCTATGGCGGGGTCGTGAGCGTTGCTCAGATTCTCAATACGTCGAACGGCCAGGATATTACCTGGTCCACTTCTGACGGTACCGCTGAAGAAGGTGAGCTGCTTGCAGAGAACACCGCGGCTACCGAAGGTGATGTGACCTTTGGCACGGCGATCCTGGGAGCTAAAAAGCTTTCATCCAAAATCATCCGCGTCTCCAACGAGTTGCTGCAGGACAGCGGCGTTGATATCGAAGCATACCTGGCGGGGCGTATTGCGCAGCGCATTGGCCGCGGTGAAGCTAAATATCTGGTGCAGGGTACTGGCGCCGGCACGCCACTTCAGCCTAAGGGTCTTGTGGCTTCTGTAACTGGCACCACACAATCCTCAGCGGCGGCGGCCTTTAACTGGAAGGATATGAATACGCTGATCCACTCCCTCGATCCGGCATATCGTGGCGGCCCATCTTTCCGCTGGGCATTCAATGACACGACGTTGCAGAACATCGAGCAAATGGAGGATTCGCAGGGCCGTCCATTATGGCTGCCGGATATTACTGGCGGTTCTCCAGCGACTGTTCTGGGTATTCCGTATGTTATCGACCAGGCTATCGATAGTGCCGCCGCGAGCAAAAAATTCATTTTCCTGGGTGATTTCAACCGCTTTATTGTTCGCCGTGTTTCATACATGACCCTGAAGCGCCTGGTTGAACGCTACGCTGAATACGATCAGACGGCGTTCCTGGCCTTCCATCGCTTCGACTGTGTGCTTGAAGATACTGCGGCGATCAAAGCGCTGGTGGGCAAAGCGCCGTAATAAAGAACACCGTTAAAGATGCCGCGAAAGCGGTTTTTTTATGCCCGTCATCTGGCGGGCATGGAGATTTTTATGCTGCTTAAACTCAGTGAAATTAAGCTCCAGTTGCGGCTGGAGGACGATTACACCGAAGAGGATGAGTTGCTGACGGTGATAGGGAGTGCGGTTCAGGCCAGAACAGTGAGCTTTCTTAATCGGACTCTGTATGCAGCAGATGCTGGCATCCCGGATACCGATCCTGACGGGTTGGTTATGACGGACGATATCCGGCTGGGGATGCTGTTGCTGGCCACCCACTTTTACGAAAACCGCTCATCTGTTTCAGAAGTCGAAAAAACAGAGATGCCGCAGTCATTCACCTGGCTGGTCGGCCCCTACCGGTTCATACCGCTATGAAACTTCGCCAGGCGCAAACCAGCGCGACTTATCTGCTGCCAGATCCGGGGGAGCTGGATAAACGGGTGCTGCTCCGTAAGCGGGTCGATGTGCCAGCGGCTGATCTCGGTACCCGTCCTGATTACCCCGAGTCTTATCCGGTCTGGGCAAAGGTTGTCCAGACCAGTGCAACCACTTACCAGGAAACGGCTCAGACCGACAACGCGATCACGCACTACATCACCGTGCGCTGGCGCCGCGGGATCACCAGTGATTTTGAAGTGGTGCAGGGTGAACAGGTGTACCGCGTCAGGCGGGGCCGCGATCTGAACGGTAAGCGGCGCTACCTGCTGCTCGAGTGTACCGATCTGGGTGCCGAGCCAGCTACAACCGGAGGAAACAGTAATGGTAACTCCCTTTTTTCACGTTGATTTTCAGCAGCCCAAAGAGATGCGCTTCAACCGGGCGCGCGTCCGCCGGGCCTTCATCCATATCGGCCAGCGCCACATGCGGGACGCCCGCCGCCTGGTGATGAAACGTGGACGGTCTGAGCCTGGCGAAAATCCCGGGTTCCAGAGCGGGAAGCTGGCGAAATCCATTGGCTTCATGGTGCCCAAAGCCAGCAAGAACCGGCCAGGGTTTATGACGCGTATCGCGCCAAACCAGCGAAACGGGCAGGGCAACCGGCTCATCACCGGCGACTTCTACCCGGCATTTCTGTTCTACGGTGTGCGGGGCGGAGCAAAACGTCAGCGCGGCCACCATCGTGGCGCATCCGGGGGGAGTGGCTGGCGGCTGGCACCACGTAACAACTTCATGATCGAAACGCTTCAGAAAAACAGCCCGTGGACGCGCTACTACCTGGCGCGCGAGCTGCGTCTCTCACTCAAACCGGAGAAACGTCGTCGATGAAACTGACGCCAGTTATTGCCACCCTGCGCGCCCGCTGCCCTTTATTTCAGAACCGGGTGGCCGGTGCCGCGCAGTTTAAGGATCTGCCGGAGGTCGGCAAGATGTTGCTGCCGGCGGCCTATGTGGTACCTGGCGATGATTCCCCGGGTGAACAAAAAAGCCAGACAGATTACTGGCAGACGCTGCGCGAGGGTTTCTCCGTAATTGTGTTCGTCAGTAACAGCCGTGACGAACGCGGCCAGTTTGCTTCCTTCGATGTGGTTCACGAGGTTCGCCAGGCGCTCTTTAAAGCGCTGCTGGGCTGGAACCCGGAAGAATACGGCAACCCCATCACCTATGACGGCGGCACGCTGCTGGATGTGAACCGGCACGAGCTGAGTTATCAGTTCGACTTCGTCGTTGAGTCTGAGCTGACAGA